TTCATTTAGGCGCTCCTGCTCTTCGCGCAAGGCGGCAGCTGCGTTGAACCGGGCAGTAAACTGCTCTAAAGTTTCTTCGTCGCCGCCGCCAACTGTCGATGGTGGTGCATCAGGCAACGTGCCGCCCAACACAGCTTTGTTCAGGCGGATGGTTGTTGCCACCACCTCATTTAGCATGCTGTTAAGTCGCCTGTATTCGTCGGTTCCTTCGCTGGTCTTGTCCAGTGCCGCCTTTAGACTCTTCTGAAGGTTGCCTAAACCGCTTTCGACATCGTCAATGTTTTCTGTCGTTGGCTCCAGTGCTTGAGCCATGAGGTCGGTAAACTCTTGCTTAAGGTTGTCAACGTCAGCCGCTGTGGTGTCAATGGCTCGATTAAATGCGCCGATAGCCAAGCGCAATTGGCCTTGGAAATAACCTGATATCCCACTCTGGTCAGCTGCTTGCGCCGCAAATTGCATGCTCACATCCTGCAGCGTGCTCAACAAACCGCTTGTTGTATGCGACAAGTTCAACATGGCATCTTGAGCTATCCCGCCTTCATCGGCCATGTTCCGAATAGCCTGGTTGAAGTCTTCAACGCTGACGCTGGTAGCCTTGAACTCGTCGCGACTTTGCCCGGTGACTTTAATCAGCTCACTTTGGATATTGATACCACGGTCAAGAAGCTGGTTCAATATCTCTTGGTCAATCTTACCCTTGGCTTGTGCCTTAGCGTAGATCGCAGACATCTCTGTGATGCTGGAGCCATTAGCTGCCGCCAAGTCGCCAAGCGTTTTTAGCGTGCTTTCAATTGCGCTTTCTTTTGTGCCTACGGCCAGCAGCTGACGCGCTGCGGTGCTGATGTCTTCAAGCTGGAACGGTGTGTTAGCCGCAAACTTGTTGAGCTTGGCAACCATACGGGCAGCTCCGTCAGCGCCGCCCATGATGGAACGAAAGCTAACTTTTACCGTCTCCATCTTAGCCGATGCTGCAATCATGGCCGACACAGCACCGACCAATGTGGTGCCTATGCTCATAGCTAAGTTCTTAGCCATGCTTGCGATTTCGCCGAAGTTGCGCTTGAAGTTGCCCTTCATGCGCCTGATGTCACCATTGAGCTTGGTTAGGCCCTTCTTACTTAGGCCTATTGTGACTTTCAGATCCTTTAGTTTAGCCATTGCTCATCCTCTTTATTGCGTTTTCAATCAGCTTGTTGCTGCCCTTCTTTTTCTTCTGCTTCTCCCAAGGGAAGATACATAGGTCGGTAGGCTTGAGCCGGTGGCCCTTCTTGGTGTGTGGCGATAGGGTCAGCGTAGCCAGCCAGCGCGTGCGCTCCCAATCCTGCTGCTGCCTGACTTCCTCCAGGCGGTGGAACCCGTCAGCGGCCAACAGGAAGTCGTCTAACGTCATGTCATAAAACGCAGTAGGGTCGAGCCGCAATTGGCCCAACCCTACCTTAACACAATCAGCAAACGTCAGCGGTTTGCCCTCACCTTTTTTTTTCCGTGCCGCCACCCATCATGTTGGTCACGGCCTCGCCAAGTTTCTCTAGATCGCTGATGTCAATCAGCCCTAAGAAATCGTCGGCAGTGTATTTGAACGGTACGTCGGCATGCTTGGCACCGGACTGGGCCATGTAGTACACCAGCGTGCCGATCTCCACCACATCATCGGACAGCTTACCGAGTTCAATGCCGGCTTCTTTCTTGGCGTTAGCCAATGCCCGCATGTCGCAACGCAGCGTGAACTGCTTGCCGCTCAATTCAATTTGCATTAAGCGACGGTCTGCGTAATGGCTCCGGTGATTTCAAATGTGGCGCTGTAGGTAACGTTGTCCTCCGTTCCTGCGCTCACCTCAAGACTTGTGCAGAAAGCACTGCAGCTGTAGTTGTAATCGTCGGTAGCGTCATCGAAACCAAAGACGATGGTTTGCGCCGTGCGGCTGTCAAGGTCGCTGAACAACGTACCACCGGCACCACCGGCACCGTCGTCGTCAATCAATCCGCTCACGCTAATGGAGCCGCTACGCAGACCTTCCAACAACTCGCGGTATCCGCTGCTGTCCTTGGTCGTGATGTCACGCGTTTCCATGTTGATTGAGATGCTGCCCTCGGTTTGGTCGGGCAACGCCGTACCGCCGATGGACAACAAGAAAACTGTTCCGTTGAGGATCGCCATTATTTCTGTGCTTTTTTGCTTTTGCCGCTGATGGTCTGGATGATGATGCGAAGGTAGCCCACCACCTGATCGTCACGCTTGCTGGGAGTCAGCGAAACGTACACATCGAGGGCCGCCAATAGTGCAAGGGCAAGGGCTGCCCAGTTCTCAAAAATCAAATCCATGTAGGCAATTTAGGGTATATCGGTATCGCCGAACCACCCTGCCGCCTCTGCTTGTTCCTGCGTCAATATCTCGCTGTCGCTTGGCATGAGATACTGGAAAGCCACCACCGGATTGGTGCTGATGTAGTACGTCATTGCGTCGCGCTCTTCTTGCGTGAGCTGTGGGAAGAGTGCAATGAGTGCATGCAGGTCGCGCTGTGGATGCACAGGGATAGCCAGATCGGTGTCACCAACGCACGCCCACTGTCCCGTTGTCGGGTGCTGGATGGTGGCCAGCAGCATCGTCGTGGTGCGCCCTGGCTCATGCAACACCTTCGGCAACTTCAGGTTGTACAGCTCGCGGCTGATGCCCTTGGCGCGTTGCTCGCTGGTGAGGTTTAGGCGGGCGGTGACGGGAAGGTAGACTGTTGCCATCAGGGAGTGAAAATGCTGAAGTAAGCGTTGATGTCTGTCTCTATGCCGCTTTGATTTGAAGTCAACTGATCAGAAGGCCAAACAATGAATTCCTGCAGCTCGTGGGCAACATTATCAGAAACTCGGCGGTTTCCTAAATAGTTATTAATTGACCAAGATGAAGTTCCTGACGCGGTAGTGCTTGAGCTTTGGACATTGGCAGTATTCATGATTAACGTGCCTTCAGTGGAAGTAGTACGTACAAAATGATGCAATGAGCCATCATTAAAATTAGACAAACTACTATCAGTTATACTTGTGTTTCCTCCTCCCACAAGTGTCAATGCACCCAAGGAGTTATTCCAAGTGGTTTTAAAAGTACCGTTATTAGTATAACCGCCACCCTCCGAACCATCTACAAAACTTACCATGCTGTAAGTCATAGTTCCAGAAATAGAAATAGCAACGCTACTAAAACCTGCTCCAGTGGAAACCGTGCAATCCAAAACAGGCAAGCTGTTGTCGGGATTAGTAATCACCGCCGTGCCGTTGTATATCTGCGGCTGTAGTGTTCCAGTGCTTTGCGTGGCGTTGTTGCTGTTGCCGCTCTGATCGTACCACGTAACCACGTAGCCGTTAGCGCTGCCGCAATGCGTGGCGATAGCTGATGTGTCGAGGTCGCCGTTACTGTCGAACCCAATATCTGTTTCTGTGTCGCCGCTATCCTCGCGGATGCGCATGGCGCTTCCGGTGTAGTCCTTGTCCAGTAGCCGCACACTGTACGCCGCTGCCGCGCCGGTGTAGGTGTCCAGCAGCTTGTCAGGCGTGGCGCTGATAAGCGTGCGAATGCAGACAATACTTACGTTGCCTGTGCTGCCTGACATGAATGCGTCGATGACAGCTTGCACGGTAGCGCGTGCGGTGTCGTCATACGGCCCAAGCGGATACACTTGGAACTGCGCCAGCGACGTTGGGAAGCTGGTGCTTGAGATGTACAGCGTTCGACGGACTGTGCTACCGCTTACCGTATCGGCTTCCCAGTCCGGCACATAGCCACCGCCCAAGGCAGTGTTGATGCCTTCGAAGTATTCGACGACGTGGCCGGCGTTCTCCAGCGCCGTCTTGGTAGCGACAGCGGCACTGTGCTGCGCGTTAGCGAAGAACGGTGAGTTGTTGTTCGTCTGCGTTGCCGATGCGCGGTTAACGGCGAGCTGTATATCCTCAACGCTGTAGCCGAACCAGCTCAAGAAGATGATCAGGTCAGCAGAACCAACGTAACCATCCTGGTCGAAGTCGCCCACCAGCCCGTTAGCGAAGTATGCGCCGGTGACGTTTGCATCAGCGCCGATAGCTGAAGCAAGCATCTGCAGCGCGTCAAGCGTTGCCGTGCCTGCGCTGTGCGTGATGCTGTCAACAGGGAATTCCAAGATGCTGGTTTCGGCACTGTTGCCGCCGTCATCCTCGCGGACCG